CCGGTGATCGACTGGACCCCCACCGTGCCGAGGCCGGTATCGAGGCTCGAGCCGGTGTTGGTGCGGTACGACAGGAGGCGGGTCACCCGCTGGTCGGTGCGCTCCCCGGCGAAGGCGGTTACCCCGGCCTGATAGCGGGTGGTGATCCTGCTCGATGAGAGAGCAGCGGCGTACGTGCCGAGGTAGGCGATCCCAGCCGAGAGGAGCTTCACCCCGCCGAGTCCGTCGTCGAGCGCGCCGACCGTCAGGTTCGTGGAGGCCGACGAAGACGACAGGAGCCCCGTACTGGCCACGGATACGCCGTCGATGTAGAGCTGCTGCGTAACGGACGCCGTCTGTGTGATCACGAGATGGTGGAGGCCGCCGTCGCAGATCGACGCGGGCGAGACGATGCCGGCGCCGACTTGAACCTTCCCCGTCGTCGCGTTGATCAATACCGCGACGTTGCCCCAGTTGAGCAGTTGCGCGTCGACACTGGCCGGCGCCGACGCCGGGGTCTGAATCCACAGCTCAACCGAGAAAGTGCTTCCCTGGGCTGGCGCTTGGCTCGTCTCCAGCCACGAACCGCCGCGGGTCGAGGTTCCGTAGTGCGAGTTCGCAACATTGACGAGCGTGCCGCCATAGAACGTGCCGGTGGCGGACTGTCCGGCCGTGACGGTCCCCGCGCCGTACTTCGAGTTCGTCACCACCAGCGGCGAGCACGTCCCCGTGATATCGGCGAACGAGGTTGCCCCGTCGGCCTCCTGCAGCATGTAGAGGCACGTCGGCGAGTCGACCAGCATCTCCTCGGCCAGGAACGAGCGCAGGGCGGTTCCGACGATCGGCGAGGACGGGTCGCTCGTCGAGGGGGTGCCGCCGAAGCGAGCCAAGATGTCCGACCCACTGACGTTCGTCACCGCCGGGCTGTCCTTCGCCGGCACCACCTCGAGCGACGTCGCGTAGTCCTCCGACAGGTGCACCGTCGTCGAGTTCACCCCGACCGACACCCGGCGCCGCAGCCCCCGGCGGATACGCGGGTAGTAGGTGCCGGACGTGTTGCCTGGGCTGAACGTGCCGTCCGTGTTCAATAGCGCACCGGACACTGATGTCGGGTTGACCGCGGAGAACTGATCCTGCCGACCCCACGTCACCGTTACCGGCTCGAACCCCAGCCCGGCGACCGCTTTCGACGACACGTCGGTCGCGGAGAACGCCGACCCGAACGCCCCACCCGAAACGTCGGTCTCCACCTTGTAGGTGAGCGGCGTCTGGCTCACAGCAGCTTCTTCCCGGCGACCCGCTGAGCGGCACGGATCCCCTTGATGATGTCTTCGATGAAGTGCTTGTCGACGGTCGGCTTCCCCGTCTTCGCGTCGATCGTCAGGTGCATCGATGCCTCGCGTGCGGTCCTCTGCTCGATGCGGTGCAGTGCGTGGGTGAGTTGCCGCAACTCGCGACTGTTCTCCTCCACCACCTTCCGATCGCGTGCGACCGACTTCGCGTAGACCGCCGACTCCACCGTCGTCGCCGCCCCCGTCGAGTACCGTTGGATCGCCGCCTCGGACGCGTTCGCCCTACCGATCGACGCCTGGCCCGACATGAACTGCTTCAGCACCTGATCGCCCTGGTCGGCGCCGAGATCGGCGATCTGCGACAGCAGGGCGGGTGACAGTCCGTGCCGCGAACCCCACTTCAGGTCGGCGGCGAAGTTCTGCAGCGTCTTGGCCTGCGCCGACAGGAACGTGTTGGCGTTCGTCACCGTCGGGTTGCCGTTGGCGTCGGTGCCGAACAGGTTCGACAGGCCCGCGCTGCCCGAGATGTTGCCCGCCAGGCTCGCGATGTCCGAGGTGCGCTGCTTCAGCAGATCCTTCAGCGCCGTCCGGGCCGTCTTCAGCCTGTCCTGCTGCTTCTTGATCGCGTTGTCGACGACGGTCGTCAGCCTGTCCATCGCCGTCTGCACAGGTGTCGACAGCGCGGTCTTCAGCTTCGACGTGCCGTCCTTCCAGCCGCTGATGAACCCGTGCGCCAATGCCTTTGCGATGGCGCTCGCACCCTTCAGTCCGTTCTTCAGGCCGGCGATCATCTGCTGCCCGTAGTACTGCATCACCCGCGACGGCGACTTGATCCCCATGCCGTCGCGAAACGAGGCCCGCATGTTCGCTGCCATGCGCCCACCCACGGCGCCGGCCTCCTGCGTCAGTGCCGCGAGCGCGGTGCTGACGCCCGACGCGTCGAGGGAGATGCGGGTGCGGATCTGCTTCGGCATCAGGTGCATCTGCTTGAGCAGCTTCTCGACCGCCCCCCGACTGAATCCCGCGCTGGTCGCGAACTGCTCGAACTGCTTCACGTTGCCGATCAGCGTCTTGCCGTAGTTCTTCGACCCCTCGGCCGCCTTCTCCGCGTTCTGCAGGATCCCGAGCAGCATGTCTCGGTTCTGCAGCCCCTTGAGCGTGTTCTGGCTGAGCGAGTCGCTGTTGTCCTTCACCTGCTTCTTCAGCCCGAGCAGCCCCTCCTTGAACGAGTCCACCGTGCCGGCCTGCGACAGCTCCGCGTTGACGAGGTTCTGCAGCTTCTTGGTCAGGTCGGCGATCGACTGGGCGGCGGTCTTGATGACAGGGATGCTCGCCTTCTGAGCCGACGTGGTGGTTTTCGTCGAGCCGGCAAGCGATGAGGCTTCCTTTGCCGCCTTCCCGTATCCGTCATGCAGCGCCGCGAGGGTGACGATCGTGTCGCCCGACGGCTTTCCTGCAGCCTCCCACTGAGCTACGAGCCGCTTCATGGCCGAATCCGACCCCGTTACGGCGTCCTCCAGCTGTCGCAGCGAGATTCCAGCCGCGGCCGCCTTGTCCGCTAGTCCCTTGTCCTGCAACTGCTTCCCGACCGACAGGCGGATCGAGTCGGTGAGGACACCGTTCGTCTGGAGCAATTGATCCCGGTAGGACGCGGTGATCTGGCTCAGATTGCGGAAGGTGCTGAACGCTTGCTTGTTGCCGTCGATCACGCTGGACAGCGCCTTACCGACGCCGTAGATCGCGATGCCGAGCGTGACCATGCCGCCTGTGAAGGCCCCGAGGCTCATCGCTCGCTCGCCAACCGCAACGGCCACGAACGCTTCCCGCAGTTCGAGCAGCCGGACCCGGGTCAAGATGATCGCCGTCTGGATGGCCTTGAAGACCCCCACGCCGAGCCCGATGAGCTTGATCGACCCGTAAACGCCGAGCGATACGGTGGCGAGCTGTGTCAGTGGGCCCCTGAGTGCGACCGCGGCCTTGCCGATCGCGGCGAGGGACACGACGACAGCCCTCAGGGCGCCGCTGACCACCATCCATGCCGGTCCGAGTACGTTGCCGACGTCCTGCGCGAATGCCCGCACCAGCGGCGCGATGGCGTGTACCGCGGCAGGGAGGTTCGTCCCCAGCCAACGCGCCATGTCGGTAACGACTGGCAGCAAGTGCAGCCCCAGCGTGATCAGCGCCGCCTGCGCCTCGGACTTGAGCCGCTCGAACGCGAACGCCGCCGTCTGAGTAGTCGCCTGCCACGCCGAACCGAACCCCGCCGCGCCCTTCTGGACCTCCTCGACCTTCTGCCGGTACCGCTGGATCTGATCGATGAGGATGCCGAGGCCGACACCCGCTTTCTTCGTGAACGCCTGCTCGATGAACGGCCCAACCTTGCCGGCAGTGATGCCAGCCGCCGTCATGTGGCTGGACAGCATCTCGAGCGCTGACGTTAGGCCACCCTTCGCAAGGGCCGCCTTCAGCTGGCCGGCGGTGAGGCCCACCTGCGCGAGGACCTTGTCGGCGTGCGCGGCCGGCTGGGCGATGTCCTGCATCGCCATCCGCAGCTTCGTCGCGGCGTCCTGCCCGCGGATGTTGTTGTCGCCGAACACCGCGAGCGCGGCGCCGACCTGCGTCAGGGAGACGTTGAAGACCTTGGCGGCGGTCAGGATGCCGGTGCCGAGCGCGTCGTTCAGGTCGGACAGGTGCATGTCGCCCGCACCGACGATGGCGTTCAGCGCGCCCATCGCCTGCCCGTAGTTCTGCACGCCCTTGATCCCGGAGGCGATCGAGGACGTGAGGGCGTTGGTCGTCTCCTCGAGGTCGGAGTTTCCGACCTTCGCGCCCTCAGCGGCGATGCGGACCGCGTCGAGCGCCTGCTTACCCTTCAGCCCCGTTGAGTAGACGTGATACAGCGACGTCGCCAGCGCCTCAGGCGACTGCGCGACCTGGCCCGACATGGACAGCAGCGCCTTGCTGAACTGCTTCACCTCGCCTGCGGACGCGCCCGCCTGGGTTTGGATCAGCAGCATCGACCGCTGGAAGTCGGACGCCATCTTCACGGCGGCGATGCCGATGCCGATACCGGCCAAGCCGGTACCGGCGGCGAGCAGCTTCACCTTCGCCAGAGCGGTCTTCGACGAGTCGCCCAGCAGCGCCGTCTTGCCGGCCATCCGGTCGAACGAGGCACCGGCTCCCGCGTCGATGCCGAGGAAGCGGTAAAGCAAGGTTGTGGTGTCGTTCGCCACGGCCCTACCTCGCTTCCTCGATAGTCGGCATCAGTTGAAACCCGCCTCGTGCGCCGTCACGTTCTGCGCCACCTTCAGCGCCTCGCGGACAGCAGGGCCGAACGGCTCCAGCGCGTGCTCCCAGAAGTGATCCGGCACGTCGGTCGAACTCCACTTCTTCCGGTTGGTGGTCCTGAACCCCGGCCCCGAACGCGTCGGGTGCCGCGCCTTCCCGGTGTTGTTGATCGCCCGCAGGTTGTGACCCCGCTTGCCGGCGCGCACCACGACGCCCGCCGTCTTCGGGCCGGTCAGAACCGCCGACGTGATCGACGACCTGGCCAGCCACTCGTTCAGGCCGCCGCCGTGCGGCATGACGTCCCGGATCTCCGCGCGCACCGCCTCGCGCGCTGGAACCGTCGCTGCCCGGATCGCCTTGCCGATGTTCCGCTTCAGCCCCGACTGGCCCGTCGCGCGCAGCCGCGCCGACAGCCGCCGAAGGTCAGCCGCCGAGCCGTCCACCGTCCACTCACCCTGCGTCGGCACATTCAGCCTCCTTGCGGATGTGATCCAGGGCGAGCAGCTCGTCCAGCCGCATCGCCGACGCCCCGTCGATCTCGCTCAGTGACACACCGAGGTCGAGCAGCCGCAGCGTCCGTACTTCCTCAGGCAGTTGCCCGCTCACGGGCAGGCCGGTCAGGGCCTGTCGGAACCGTTCGCGGGCTCGGTAGGGGAATCGGGGTCCAGCACGTCCTCGTCCGTCGTGTCACCGAGCAGCCGGCCCATCAGCGGCCGGCACTCCTCGAGCAGCGCCGACCGGGCCTTCGACGGAAGATCCAGCGATCCGTCGACCGTGACGGGCTGCTCGTACGACCACGAATCGACGAGCGTCACTATCACCATGTCGTCAATGTCCTCGAGGGCGTCGAAGTCCTCGTCCGACAGCGTCGGCGCCAACTTCGTGAGAGCATCGGCCGGCGTCATCTTGTCGAGGTCCAGCCCCGCCAGTGCCGACGCGGACTTCATGATGGTGCGGCGCTGCAACCGGACGAGCGGGCGACGCTGCCGCTCCGTGACCGTCTCCGGGTCACGGAGCACCGCCCACCCACCATCCGGCAAATTGACCTTGTTCATTACTGCCCCCTTGGGTTGATGGATTTACGCGTAGGTGCCCGAGGCGGTGCCGGACTTCGTGGTCGCCTTCACCGGCGACCGGCCAGCCGACGCGCCGACGTCGGTCGTGTTGGCGACACCCTCGAACTGGATCGCGAGACTCACGTAGTTCGCCGACGCCCGCTGCAACGTCGCCATCGTGATCAGCGTCTGCGTCGAGGTGAACTTCACCTCGTGCGCCGCGCTCTCCGTCGAGTTCAGGTCGATCACCAGCGGGACGATGGTGCCGTTCTTGAAGTAGCCGTAGATCGTGTTGCCGTTGGTGGTGTCGAACACGACCGTCGCCGAGCCGGTGTAGTCCAGGTCGCCCGCGTTGAAGATGGCGGCGACCGGCTGCGTCGAACTGGCTGCCATCGCCGGGACCGGCACGTTGGTCCGCTTGATGGACAGCGACAGGTCCGTCACCAGCGGACCCGACAGCGAGTTGATCGACACGGTGTTCTTCCACGCCGGCAGCGCGTGCGTAGCGCTGATCGTCGCGGTCGGCTGCGTCGTCGAGGCGGCAGTGATGCCGTCCCACTTGCTGTCGACCGTCACCAGCCCGTCGGCCGTGTAGGACAGCGCAAGCTCGTTCGCCTTGGAGTCGACGTACTGGGTGCCGTCCGAGCCGTTCCAGTCGGTGATGGTGTACGACTTCGTCTGTCCCTGCGTCGAGTTCAGCAGCGCGAACGTGGTGGTGAACGGGTCCTGCGTGCCCGACGTCGAGACGTCGCCGAGTAGCGAGGCGAGCACCCAGCCGATCTCGTCCGCGTACAGGTTGCTGTTCATCTCGAACGACGTCGAAGTCGGTCCCTGGATCAGGTCGTGAACCTTCGCCATGTCGCCCTGGAACGAGTTGTCCGCCAGGTAGGGAACGTTCGGCTGCGGCTTGACGTCGGTCAGCCGCAGGTAGTTCGTCGGGGCGACGCCGGTGCCGATGACGCTCTGCTTGGCGATGCCAATGATGGACAGTTCGGACGGGACGAGGTTTCCGGTCGCCATGTCTTACTCCTGGTTGGTGTCGCCGGCAGGCGCCGGGTCGGGTTCGGGTGCGGGTGGTGCGTCCTTCTTCACGGCCGGCTTCGACGCCTTCTTCGCAGGCTTCTTGCGAGGTGCCGGCGCTTCCGCTGGAGCGTCGTGATAGCCGAGGTGGCCGTCGGGAAGCGAGCAGCCGTCAGCGGGGCAGGTAGCCATTCCAGTGGGTCCTCTCAGATCGTCATGAAGCAGTGGATCGACAGGGTCAGATCGGCGACCCGCCCGTTGCCGCTCTCGTCCCAGTCGACGTCGCAGTTCGACTCGCCCGGCCGGGCCGTGATCACCGCGCCACCGAACGTCGGATCAGTGCGGGCGATCGTCTCGATGGCACCGGCGAGCGCCCAGGCCCGCGCCTCCGCGATCGGTGCCTGGTCCGTGGTGACGGTCGCGCCCTCTTCGCCCGCGCGGTAACAGGAGACGACGACCTGCAGGTCGTACTCCTCCTGCAGCGCGTCCTGCCCCATGTTGCCGACGAACGCCAGCCGCGACACCACCCGGTTGACGACCGAACCGAGCCACACCATGTCGTCCGGCGAGTTCGGATTGTCGACGTCCGAGGCGTATCTCACACCGAACGTGGCGTCGCTCGTGGCTGTCAGGGTGGACTGCATCTGCCCGTACAGCCACGCCTTTGCCGCCGGGGCGCTCGAGGTCGGGTAGGTCGTCACGCGAGGTGGCTCCTGATGTGCGTTTCCAGCGCGCTCACCGACGCCTCGTCGAGGGAGACATCGCAGACGATCACACCCGGCGTCGGCTGCCTATCGGCCTGCTTCACGTTCACCCGGAACGGGATCGGCTCGCCGCATCGAGGGCAATCGACGGTCGGGAAACTCCCTGCGAACTTAGCCATCAGCCGACCGCGCTCGTCCGGCGAGAGGACTGCATCAGCGACGCCAGGCGCGGAAACGCATTCAGCGGCAACGTGGCCGTGAACTGCTCCCCGCCGTTGTTGCCCTGCCGGCGCCCCTGCTGCGAGGAGTTGTAGAGCACCTGAATGTCCATCAGCACATAGGTGGCGATGTCGGCCGGGATCACCTCGTAACCCGCCTTGTACGTCACCATGACGTTGTTGCGGCCCGGCATGAAGTTGCCCACCATCCCGTTCCAGCGCCGCGACAGGATGCCGGCCGACGGGTTGTCGATCGAGAACCCGTACGTCTGGCTGGTGCCCGCCTCCGACTGGGTCAGCGTGTAGGCAGTGGTGCCCACGTACTCGATCACCGACGAGACGGAGAGGATCGGCGTGTTGAACAGCACGATCGTCGGGCCGCCGCCGGAGTGAACCTCGTTCGTGAACGTCTCCGGGATGACCGCGTCGGACACGTAGGTGGCCCACTTCGTGGCTGCGTCGATGTACCGCTGCAACACCAGATCCCGGGATCCCTGCGTCGCCGGGATCCCGATGAACTGCTTGACGTCATCGAGAGTGACGATCGCGGTCGGCTCGCTCATGCCCGCCTGACCTCTCGCTCATTGGGTACCAACTTCGGCTTCACGCGCTCCGGCCGAGCCAGGGCGGCCGACTCGTGCACGTCCTTCACGTCAGCCGTCTCCATCGACTCGCCGCCCAGATGGGCCCAACGAGCGGACCGCCGCTCCTCGGCCGTCAACATGTCCGGGTGATTCAGCAAGTGATGCCTCTCGTCCAGCCAGAACCGCTTCCGGTGCGGCAACACAACCCCCGTGTGCGCGTGAAGCGGGAAGCCGTTCTCCCGCGCCACCGAGCAGAAGAAGTGATCCTCCGAATACCAGTCGCCGTTCACCGGCATGTCCCGGAACCAGCACCACCGGCGCTGCGGGTCATGCGGGTTGGTGTCCCGTTCACGGATCCGCTCGAACACCGTGCGGTGCACCATCAGGCAGCCGGTGCCGGCCGAGTCGATCGGGATCACCGCATCTCGGGGGTAGTCCACGATCGGCGCGAACCTGGTCGGCATCGTCGGGTGGTCCCGGAAGATCAGCGGCACCGGAACCGGGTAGAAGTCACCCCGCCATGCCCCGAAGTACAGGCCGGCGACGATCGGCCGCTCAACGTCGTGCACCGCGGCGCACAGCTTGTCGAACCCCTCCACCGACAGCTGCTCATCGGCGTCGATCATCAGCAGCCACTGCGCGTCGGTCTGCTCGAGGAAGTTCGCCACCAGCAGGTTCCTCCCCCGCGACAGCAGTCCCGAGTTCTCGTCGTGGAACAGTGCGGTGATCCTCGGCCGCTCCCGGTACAGGACCGCGATCGACATGGCGAACATGCCGTCGACCTGGCCCGGGTTGAGCCACCCGATGGCGACGGTGTCCCGGACCTTCACTGGTCTGCCACCTTGCGGAACCACGCCTGCGCCGGCGTGGAGTCGATCCGC